TCTTGACGCTGTCTTCATAGAAATCAGTGTAGAAATTATTTTCATCTAAATGAATTTCTTTATTGACAAACTGTTCAGAATATGGTATAACATTAGTATACTATATAATGTGTTTAGCTTAGGAGAAAGTATGGGTCGCAAGGAATTTGAACTTGACGCTGACGTTTTGCTCGGTATGATTGAGACCGGCGTAACCAAGCGTCAAATGGGCGAAGCACTTGGTATATCCCAGCCTACTCTCCGAAGCAAGATTGCTAAGCTGCAGGAGAAGAGCCCTGTCTTGCTCGAGTACAGGACTCTTCAAACCCTTGAACTTACAGAACTTCAGTCAAAGATTCTCAGTAAAATTACCGATGACAAGATTGATAATGCTCCACTCCGTGATTTGGTGCTGGCGTATAAGATACTTAAGGAGAAGGAGTTCATGGTTGAAGGTAAGCCAACCGAAATCAAAGGCCTGGTTCATTACCTCATAGAGATTGAAAAGATGGAACAGGCTGAGAAGAACGCAATAGCTTCAACGGCTATGAATAGAGTTAATGGCGACGGAGATATAACTGATGCTGAATTCGAAGAACTTGCTGGTAACACAGAAGACGTCTTATCCTGTGGGGTAAGACTGTGTGATATCCCTGACTAATGTTTGACGCAACAGTTGTTAAAAGACTTAGGACATGGAAAGAATCTCCTTTGATATTTGCAAAGGAGTGCATGAAGATGAATCCTTCAGACCAGCAAGCTGAAGCCCTCCACATTTTCCCTAAAGTAAAACGCCTATCAATTCGAAGTGGACACGGTACAGGAAAGGATGCCCTTATGGGAGGGGTTATTATCCCTTGGTATATGGTCACAAGACCCTATGCGAAAGTCGTATGCTTAGCACCAACTGCAAGGCAGTTATCAGATATTCTCTGGAGTGAAATTTCAAAGTGGCTAAGGCAATCTCTTGTTGCTGACGAGTTTGTTATTCAGCGAGATAAGATATTTCAGAAGGAAAATCCAAGGGAATGGTGGGTACGAGCAATCTCTCCATCGGCAAAAGCTTCCCCCGAAGAACAAGTTGAGTCCGTGGCTGGTCTACATGGCGACCACCTCCTAATCGTAGTCGATGAAGCGTCGGGTGTACCGGAGCCCGTATTCATCCCCTTGGAAGGTTCCTGTACACAAGAAGATAACATCCTTGTTCTTATAGGTAACATGACTAAGAATAAAGGTTACTTTCATGAAAGTCATTTCCATCCTGAACTATCTAAGATTTGGACAAAGCTTCACTGGGATTCTCGAAACAGCACTAATGTTAAGAAAGAGTACTGCGACTATATGGGAACTAAGTATGGTGAGAACTCTAATATCTTTAGGATTCGTGTTGCTGGCGAACCACCTCTCGAGGACGATGATAGTTTGATTCCATTAGCTTGGGCAGAACAGTGTGTTGGAAATGAAATATCTGTACCCGAAGACGAGCCACCTTACCTTGGTGTTGACGTAGCAAGGTATGGAGACGATGACTCTATTATCCTCCCACGTAGAGGAAATGTAATTAATCCTTGGGAAACATATCACAGTCTCAATACTATTGACTTGGCTATGCGAGTGCGATTATATGGCCTGGAAACGGATGCTCTTGGAATCGCAGTAGATGAGATTGGTGTAGGTGCTGGGGTAGTAGACTGGCTAGCAAAGCATAACACTCCGAATATGTTTGGAGTTAATGTGTCGTCCGCCTCCAGCGACATATCTAAATCCGACAGACTACGAGATGAACTCTGGGTAACCATGAGGGATAAGTGCATGAGAATGCAGTATTCTTTCCCGACTCATAAGGAATATGGCGACGTTCTATCCATGGGACAGAAGCTTGCAAACGAACTAGCCAGTCTACGATACCAGTTCAATAAACATGGTGGCTACAAAGTTGAATCTAAGATGGATGCTAAGAAGCGTGGTATTCCTTCTCCTAACATAGCGGATGCTTTAGGACTTACTGAATACTTTAGTAATATTGCTACCAAGGTATTCACTAAACCTTCTGCTCGTAAACGAAGTGAAGACAGGTGGAAACGAATGGGTCAGCAGTATGCTTCTGCAGTTTCACGTCACAGATGGCAGGTGAGCTAATGCCTATAGGAATTAAAGGTCAATTTTATCGGGACTTTCTTAACTCATTCAGAAAAGGTGGATGGGGTGAAGAAGGTAAAGTTGCTTATGATACTATGTCTCAAGGTGCAAAGACTGATGTTAAAGATATTCTTCGTGCTATGTCAGAAGAGAAAGTTGCTGAGGGATTAAAGAAACCTTTAAAAACTATGCCAGCAATAGATTATGCTGTAGGTAATAAATCTTTAGCGGATGACCTTAAGTCTTATGCAAGTTATAATTGGGCTACTGATGAACTTAAACTTCCTCCTTTTGTGCTAAACTATCCATCTACTATTCCTCATGAAATTAGGCATGCCCAGCAGGTTAGACCATCGTTTACTCGCAAGCGTCCAACTATATTTGAGACTGGTGATGACTTTGACCCTATGTATAATATAACTGAAGGGTCAATAAGCGATTCAACTCCTTTAGCAAAGCGAAGTGTATGGGATGTCTTATATAACGATAGGTCAAATCCAGTTGAAGTAGATGCTATGCTTTCTGAATATACTACAAAAGCAATGGCTGGTAGAATAAGTGATGCAAGAAAGATAACTAAGTCTGGAAGTATTGCTACCCCTCAGAACTGGGAAGCAGCTAAGCAGCAAAAGAAACCTACTGGTATTATAAACATAGATTTACTTTGGGATAGACTTCCTGCCTTCGCAAAGAAACACTATGTTGAAACAGCATCACTTGCAGGCTTAGGTTTTATGTCGCAAGGTAAATTACAAGGGGAGGATTAACATGGCTGGAATAGTAAACTCAATAGTAGATGCATTGACTAAGAAAAGGAAAGATGGTCTTACTGACGCTGACTTACCTCCGAAGAAACCAGTTGAAGAAATGGAAGACCCTGTTGGAAATCCTGACCGTCCTCTCACTATGGGAGAGATTCATAAGATTGGAAGAGCTAAGGTAGCTAAACCAAGATATTAAAAGGAGTCTGTAATGGCCAGTGATTATATGGATAGTGGAGTAGTAAAGAAACCTGATGCAAAGCAAGCTCAGAGTGATACCTTAAATAAGTTGTGGAAGTGGCAACTTGAATCAGAAGGTAATGTATCCGAGACTAATTGGAGAACTGAAGCCAAAGAGGACTATGAGTTCTATGCTGGCAAACAGGACACAACTGAAGTAATCAATGAGCTTGAAGAACAGAAGCGTCCTGTTACAGTATTCAATACCATACTTCCTAAGGTCAATATGCTTTGTGGATTAGCTGGCCAATCTAATCGTGTACCCTATGTCTTTCCCGTGTCCCAGGCCGACGATGCCTTGACTGAGCTTATGAACGGAGCGTTCAAGCACTTCAGACGGAAGGCAAAGCTCACCCGAATGGAAAATGAATGCTTTGAGCATTCCTCGAAGTCGGGACGCTCTCTCCTGCACTTTTATATAGGAGGGGAAAATCCATACGAGCCGGAGATTAAAGCAGTCCGTATCGCTGGCCGGGACTTCTTACTTGACCCTACAAGCGTTGCTTACGATATGAGTGATGCAAGATATCTGTTTGTGGATAAGTGGTTATCTGCAGAAGATATACAAGGTACATATCCTCAGTTAAGTGTTGATGAAATTAAATCTCTTGCTTCATCTTCAAGGGAAATGCCTTCTTTCTACAATACAACAACTGATAAGTACCGACTCACTGAGTGTTGGTACAGAAAGTATGAAGCAGTATATTGGTTTACAAATCCACTTACGGGTAAACCTGAATCTGCAAATGCAGCTAAAGTTGCTAAGTTTAAGTCTGCACTAAGACAAGGAATACCTGGCCCTAACGGGGAGGTAATTAAATATGATAAAGAGATTCCTACCATCAAGCGAATGGCGAAAAAGGTTTACTATGCTATTTATTCTGGTACTACAATGTTGGAAGAGGGACCTTCGCCTTACAGGCATCCTCATTTCCCTTATGTTCTCTTCGGTGCTTACAAGAACGAAGACGAAAACAGGTGGTTCTCCGTAATAACTATGATGAAAGACCCACAGCGTGGGCGTAATACTATGAGACGGCAACTTCAACACTTACTTCAAACAAGTCCTAAAGGTTTACTTGCTCATGAAGTTGGTGCTCTCAACAGTCCAGAAGAATATGACGAGAAATCTTCCTCTCCAAACTTCAGACTGGTTATAAATCCTGGTAAGTTCGATAAGTTCAAGTTTACTGAACAGCCACAAATCAGTCCTATCTATGCCAATCTTGACCAGACATATGAGCAGGACATGAAAGACTCCAGTGGTATACAGGATTCCTTACTTGGTATCCAAACATCTTCAAGAGAGCCAGGTGTTACGGTGCGGATGCGTCAGCAAACTGGGATGGCAGTGCTTTATATCCTGTTTGACAACTTCAGAGAAGCCCGACTTCATTCTGCTGAAATTATGATATCTATGATTCAACAGTATATGACTATGGAACAGCTTATCAGGATTGAAGGACAGGAAGGTGCACAGCTTGTACAGATAAACAGTCAGACTAATCCTCAGAATGAAGGCTTTAATGATATTTCTGTTGGTAAATATGACTTTGCTATCGACGAAGCAGTGGAAAACACTACGATGAGGATGGCTGTAGCACAGATGTTGACAGATTTTGCACAAAATAACCCTGGAAGTATACCTCCTGACATGATTCTTGAGTACAGCGACATGCCTTTAAGTGCAAGATTGAAGGTAAAAGCTTATCATGAACAGATGATGCTCCGAGAAGAGCGTATGATGGAGCTTGAAGTTGAAGCAAAAAGAGAAGGAACACTGGTAAAGGCACAAACTGCCATGCATAAGAGTCGCCAAGATGCTAAAAGTAAGGCAGTTAAGCAAAAATCTAATAAATAGTGGAGGTGTTGTATGGCTGGTGAGGTAAAAGAAGTGCAGGGTGACGAAACTACTGTTAAGTTAGACGACTCTGAGGCTTCAAAGGGACAGGAACATCTGGATTTTATCGACAAGTTGGAAGCTGATGAAGAGGAGGAACTTAAAGATGGCAAAGTGCAAGACGAAAGCGACAAAGAAGCCAGTAAAGAAGGCTCAGGGAAAGAAGAAGTAGCTCCTAAAGATGAGGAGAAACCTGAACCTGACGAAAAAGAAGAGGAAATCAGGACTCTAAGGCAGATTGCTAGAGACCAGAAGCGAGAGATTGATAAGATAACGAAAGCCCTTGAAGAAACAAACAAGGTGCTAAAGGACGCTCAGATTATCTCACCCGAGGATGTAGATAAGAAGCGTGAGCTCGATGAATTTGCAGCCAGGCGACAAGAACAGCTTGAAGACCTACTCGAAGTTATGAAGGTTAATCCTAAGTTCGAAGATGTTGACGAGGTTGTTTCACAAGAACACTTCGATGACATGGTAGAAGCTATGGGTAGAGCTATTATAGCGAAAGAGGGTGGCAAGCTGGATGATGTTGTAAAGAATATTGAGGCTGAAGTATGGGCTATGAAAAACCCTTACAAATTCATGTACGAGAATATTAAGCGTTATCATCCAGACTATAAGGCTGCTCCAGCTAAGGGTGATGGAGATGGCAAAGTTGCAGACGAGAAGAAGTCTGAGGACAAGTCTGAAAAGAAGGAAGAGAAGAAAGTTGAAAAGAAGGAAATGACACTGGAAAAGGTAGCCTCGAGCATACAAGATATCGGGGGTGGGTCGTCTGGTACAGGTGGATGGACAGCGGCAAGAATAGATGACCTTGAAGAAACAGAACTTGACCAAGTTCCTAAGGATATATACGATAAATATCTTAGGAACGAATTAAAATAAGGAGATATTATGGCAGCTCATGACCTCGTTTTTCTTACAAATGATGGGTCTACAAGGAAGAAATGGGCCAAAGAACTTTACCGCACTATTCTTAAAGCGGTTGAGTTTAATGACCTTGTTGGTACAGGCCCAAACTCAATTATCCAGTTACGTAACGACCTCGGCAAAGGTGAAGGTGATACCATTACCTTTACAATCAGACTGCCTCTTACCGGTGAAGGTATTGTTGGTGCCAAGACTGTAGAAGGCAACGAAGAGAAACTCAGAACTAAGAACTTCAGCATGACCATCGAAGAGCTCAACCACGCTGTTGATACTGGTGGTAAGATGGACCAGCAGAGAGTTCCGTTCGACCTGATGACCGAAGGAAAAGATGGTCTGCAGGAATGGTGGACTGATAAACTCAGCGATTATGTATTCGCTACACTTTGTGGCGACACTACATTCACAATCGCAGGAGAAACATTCGCCCAGGCTTGCCAGGCACCTGATGCTGACCACCTTGTCAGGGTAAACGATGCAGCTACTGATGCAGCTATGACTTCAGCTGACATGATGGACTTGTCCTTCTTGGACAGACTGAAACAGGTTGCTGAGGTTCCAACAGGGACTGCCTGTTATAGGCTTCGTCCTCTTCTCATAGGTGGAAAGAAATACTTCAGGGTTATTCTTCACACCTACGTTTTCGACAGGCTCCGCCAGAATTTCAACGCTGGCCAGTGGGGAGATATGCTTCGGTCAGCTCAGAAGCTTGCCCTTCCTAACATCGAGTTCGAGTACAATGGTATGCTTATCAGCAAATCTGAGCGTATCCGGAAATCAGCGACCAACGCAAATGTCTATAACAACATTATGGTTGGAGCTCAGGCAGCTTGCTTTGCATGGGGTGGAGCAGGCGAATCCAAGTCATCTGTCATGGCTTTCGTACCTTACGAGAAGGATGCGAAGCGGTATGTCATGATTAGAGGTGGTGGTATCTTTGGCTGCAAAAAGACGCGGTTCGAGGACAAGGACTTCGGTATAATCACTGGCCGTTCATATGCCACGAAGTTAGCGTAACGGAGGTGACCAATGGCCACTGAAAGATTGACACAGAGGTTCTCTGATAGGTACATGTTTGCTGGAAGTAGGAAGTTCGTCGCTCCAGATGACGACACCTATTACATCATTCAGTTACCTCGGTATGCCTTTGTCACTGATGTCTGGCTCTTCGTATCTTCAGCTTATGTCGGTGGAGCACCTTCCATCGAAGTAGGCTTTGCGGGTAATGGAGGTACTGCGGTTGTTAATGGCTTTATAACCAATGACGTCGCTGAACCAACGGTGGCAGGGCTTAAGCGTTCTATGTATGATACGCTTACATCAAACTCAAGTAAATACTTTAATAACGGCTCCGGTGTTATTACTGTAACAATCGCAGCTGGTGGTGCATCAACTGAAGGAAACTTCGAAGTTTTCTGTCAGTATGCACTAATAGCATAATTCCTTAAGGAGGGAACAAATATGGCAACAACGACTCTTATTGATTACAGACGTACAGACCAGAGGAAACAGGTTCTTGAGAATCCCTACTGGTTAACCTCCGGAGAAGTTGTCGGAGTTGATTCAGAAGACAAATTCGCCTGTCTTTTCAGCTTTCCTAACGCTTCAAGGGTAACAATTGTTCACGAGATTTGTGTTCAGATTACCACATTGTTTACTGTTGGGGCAGGTGCAGCAGTTGGAGTTGTCGGAACCGGCACACTTGCAACTGATGCTGTTACAACTGGTGGTGTTGTTACTGACGTTGACCAGGATGATTTCATTGTTACCGCTGATATTACCTTCGGTACAGTTGGATACTACTGGCCAACTAATGGTTGCGACTTCTTGACCGCAAAGGCAGCTGGTTCTATCACAGGTCCTGTTGTTATCGTAGGAGCAGCTACAGCTGTTCCCACTATTGGTATCTGGCTGACAAACGCTGGTGGAGCAATCACCGCTGGTAAACTGAGAGTACACGCTTTAGTTTCTGACTTGCCAGGATTTTAATAGTCAGAAGTGACAAAATTTGACGTTTCTGGTGGGGTGTCGATATGAACTTAGGTGAGATAGCAACAGAAGTTAGAACAAATCTGAAGGACCAGCGTGCAGATGTGCTGGCTTCTATTCAAGATTATATAAACGAAGCATATAGGTGGGTTGCAGCTGAGACAAGTCTGCCAGCACTTAAGAGTGTCTTCACAGTTACAACTGTTGTCAGTCAGTCATATGCAAATATGCCTTCCACTTTTGATGGTAGGCTTCTGTATTGTGGTACGACTGAGGGACAGGTAAATATCCTTGATGCAGGTATCCAGGAGTTATTGGAACTGCATCCGGATTTAACTGTTGAGGGTGCAATCAAGGATGTGGCAGTTGAAGGGTCTATACTGTGGTATGCTGAAATACCAACAACAGCGACTGCCCTGATATGTCTCGGATATAGCATTCCCACTTTACTCACGGCTAATACCGACACCCCATCAGCAATTCCTGATTATCTGCACAGGGAGATTCTTGTAAACAAAGCAAGCGAAATCGGCTACAGTATTATTGAAGATGGCCTTGAAGGTGAGCGTCCTAATACAGCCTTCTATATGGCAAGGACTGCAAAGGGAATGACTCAGTTAGAATCTTGGATAGAGAAGCGTAAAGGCCACGTTCGTCGCAGTGTTTGGAGTGTATGATGGCTATAAAACATATTCCTTTCCTCAAAGCATCAAGGGGTTTAAACGTAGTTGCTGACCCTGTTAGGATTGCTTATGACCCACAGTCTGGTGTTGCAGACCTGGCTACTGCCTACAATGTAGACATTGATGTATCAGGTAGAATATCCAGACGAAAGGGATTTACTCTTCGAGGAGCATGGGAAGCCAGAGATATATTCTGTGATGGTGGTGAGTGCTTGTTCATGTCGGGAACTTCTTTGTATAGGCTTAATCGTGACTGGACAAGGACGGGTGTAAGGAGTGGAATGACTCTGGGTGCCAAGTTATGGTGTGTGCAATCAGGAGATAGGATTTATTATGCTAACGGTGTTCAAAGGGGTTATGTAGTTACTGGAGTATCCTGGAACTGGGATGTGACTCAGTACTATGGGCCACCAACATCAAGAGTATTTCAAAGTCCACCTGATGGAATAACAATGCTCGAGATATACAAGGGCATTATGTACTGTGTAAAGGATAATATTGTATGGCACAGTGAACCATTTTCCTACCACTGGTTTGATTATGCTAAGGGTTTCATTCCTTTCACAACTAACGTAAGGTTTATAAAAGCATCTTTTGGTGCAACAGACAGGGAGAGTGATGGACTGTATGTTGGCACGGATAGAGGAGTTGAGTTTCTTGAAGGAGACGAGCCAGGTAAATTTTCGAGGGAACAAGTTAGTGACTCTCCTCCTATTATTGGCTCTGCAATTAGATGTGACCTATCCAGGATTGGAAAAGGTACTGCTGGAAAGGGAGTTATGTGGGCTGCTCAAGATGGCATATGGGTAGGTAATGCCAATGGACAAGCTCAGTGTGTTACAAAAGATAAATTAAAGTACCCTGCGGCTTTGTTTGGTGCAGGAGCTTACAATAACGGAAAGTACATTGTACTTCTCCAAGAATAGGAGGGTTTAATATGGCTCTAAGATTTAGTACAAAGCTTAGAAACATGCTTCAAAGCGGAGCCACGATTAAGGATACTACCGTTCAAATATCTGCAGCAACTATCGCTGCTGTTGACGGTGGTACTGGAGCAGATTCATTTACTGATTCAGGTAATGGATTTGTTACAGCCGGTTTCAGTATAGGAGATTGCTTCCTTGTTGAAGGATTTACTACCGGTGGTGCAGGAAACAACGGCAAGATTTTTCAGGCAGTTACTGTTGCAGCAGGAACAATCGAAATAGCAACAGGCTTGATTGCTGGTAAAACAGCAGGAGACACCGTTGTCCTTACCTTGATTCGTGGACCCAGTTTCCGTGACATTTTCAAAGATGGTGTTCTTCGTATCTACAGTGGTTCACAGCCAGTATCAGCAGATGCTGCTTATACAGGTACATTGCTCCTTGAAATAAGTGTAGCAAGTGGTGCATGGGCTGCTGGTGCACCTGCTAATGGTCTTGAGTTTGGACCAGTATCTGCCGGTGTCATAGCAAAAGATGGTGCTGTATGGAGTGATGCAGGAATAGCAGGTGGTACTGCTGGATGGTATCGCTTCTACGCTAACCAGTCAGATGATGGTTCTCTGGATAGTGGATTCACCCATCCCAGGTTTGACGGTGCAGTTGGAACAAGTGGTGCTGAGTTGAATATGTCTTCAACTACTGTAACACTTGGTGGTACGGTTACAATAGATACTTTCCAAATAACACTACCGATGGCTTAAACTTATGGGGAGGCTTCGGCCTCCCTGTTAAGGAGATAGGATGGCAACAAACTGGACAGATGTAATAGAGTATACTGAAATAGATACCGATGATTGGCAAATTCCTGACAGTCAAAACTGTTGGTATTGGAATATTACTACAGAAGAAGCTGGTCTTGCATCTAAGTTAAGATGTTATATGGATTATGCCTTTGAGCAAGGCTGTCAAGTCAAGATGGCATTGCATGATGCTACTGGAGAAGTACTTGCATGGGGCTCAGGTAATCCAACAGTAGGTACAGGTTACATCGAGATAGATATTTCTGCCTTTGATATTGAAGTAGAAGAAGATGAAGACCTTATTATAGCTATCCAGCATGGGCCTAATGCAGCTTTAAGACTTGGTTGTGTAGCAGCTATTGGCGGTGGATACGCAGTTTGTAATTGGAGTAATGAAGACTTTCCTCTTGCTGACCTCACAGATGATGGAGACTTTGCATATGATGCAGCTGTTGGTTTAGGTATTGACCCATTAGGCCCTGTTAATGATGGTGATGCTGATTGGCCAGTATATACAGGTACAGGTACAAGAGCATCAGCAGAATCATCCACTACTTCACCTATATATACTGGATATGGAGTTACAGCAGGATTAATCCTTGGCGACTTTTACATGGTCGCAGATTATCCAATATATACTTGTGAAGGACAAGCTGGACCTTATGCCAGAAGTGAAATAACTTATCCTGTTTATAGTGGTGCTGGTTATACTGGTGCTATTGCCAACGACCAAGAAACGCCGAAATTTGACGTTTCTGCCACCGCACATAAACAACCTTATGGTTTAACACAAGATGGTATGCATTATCCTCGTTATACCATGACTGGTACAGGTACTGTACACTTGTTTGCTAATGGTATAGCAGAATCTCCTGAATGGCAAGCAATATCTACTGCATATGTAATGGTAAGAGGAAATGGTGATACCTTCTTTCCATATTACTTTATGTCAGCTGTTGGTCATGTAGCAAGATTCGAAGATTATATTCTTAGGTATGTGAGAGGATTATAATGATAACTCTTGGTATAGCAATGGAAACAGAAAACTTTTCTCCTTCACAGTATGCCAACTTTAACTTCAACAGTCTCTGTATGTTTAATGGTGTAATGCTTGGAGCAGGTGCAGATGGTATAATGGAGTTAGAAGGAGATACCGATAATGGAGTTAACATTAGAGCCTTCTTTCAATTACCATCTACTGACTTAGGTGCTCACAACCAGAAGAAAGTTCGTTCCCTTATTCTTAGTGGTGAACAGAAAGGACATCTTAAACTTACACTTGTTGCTGATAATACGAATAATACAGATTACTATGTTGACCTTAACGGTGTCATGGCTCAGGGTAGTGTTAAGGTTGACTTAAACAGCGATGATATTGGCAGGTTTGTTGGTCTGCTTGTAGAGAATATTGACGGTGCAGACTTTAGCATTGATGTCATAGATGTCTTAGTGCTGGCCACCGTCATGGAACCTGCAACACATTTTATTCTTGGTAGAAACAAAGTAGTATTTCCAGTCTATACAGGCACAGGAACAGGTATATAACTTGGCAAGAACTACTAAATTTGAGTACAAGGGAGATAAAGTTAAGGCCAGGAATTTAATTGGCTTAGCTAAACTTCAACTTGAAAAGCTAAGGAATCTTATGTCCTTTGCAGGATTGAAGCAGTATGGTATCTCTTTACACGATAAGTCAGGTGCTTACATACTTGCAGCTTCCGTATTTGGTATGGAAGCTGTTGAGGTATATGTTCCTCCTATGAGTAAGATTGGAAAGATAAAGAAGACTATACGCAAGTTAATAGAAGAGAAGATTAAATGGATTCCTCTTTATGTGCCTATTAACCTTCGTTCAGATGTAGGTGATGCTGAGGGTAGAAAGACAACGCTATCTGTTACAGGTAAATACTATAAACAGAGTAAATATACTGAACCTACGTTTGAGGCTATTACTGTGAATATAGGTAATGCTGGCGTATATAGTATAACTGATGACTTAAGAATAACCTTGCTTGATGATTTAAGTAAGTTTGTCAGTACTAGCTATTTTACGCAGTGTTCGTGGTCTACACCTGACTTAGAGTATATAGATTATCCTGGAGGTGGAGGAACACCACCTTGCTACCATTGGGTATCTACTCTTAGTGGTGGTACTGAGGGATGGTTTGAGTCCCACTATGGATACTTTATTCTTGGTAATGGTGACTTGTGGAGTACAGAACCTGCAGTGTATTGGAGAAGAAAAAGTGATAGCATTGCTACAGGTTCTACAGAATATAGATGGTATACATGGAGTACAGACCCATTTGACCCTGACATTAGAAATCAGTCACCAAGTGCATTAGGTCTTGAGTTAACAACTACTTATGATTCATGGCACTTAACTTATGCCTTACCTCAGGATGAAGTATATAAGGAGTGGGATTGGACTTATTCTCAGATGAGAAATTATGGCCTTACTCATTCGTGGTATAAAGATGATAATAATTATGGCTTTATACTGAGACGAAGCGAAGAAACATCACACAATAGTGATACTACCTATAAGATAGAAAGAAGATTCTACCTTAAAAGAGAAGGAGAATCAGAGGATGTATTACTATCAACAGCGACAGGTTGGGGCTCAGATATAGGTAGTCCTGCTGGTAGTATGGCTAGCCTTATAGTAGCTAAATGCTATGAAAAGGATGAAGTATTAAATGCTGATGATGTTCCTGAAGAGAATGATGTCATTCTTATCAGCTACTTTTTAGTTAATCCTATTAGAACAAGTTATGATATACTTCCATCTCCTGACAACGTACCAAGGACAGCAGCAGTATACATGCTTTGGAGTGACTCAGGTTTTGCATCAAGTAGTTTTGTTACTGATGAAGATGGTATATGGATACTTAAAGTATTTTCAGGTGTTACTATAAATACACAAGGTGAGTGTTTGGTTGGTGTTCTTAATGATGAAGATAAGAGGATACATTACATAGATATAGAATCTGAAGAGGAGGTAGTCAATGTCAACTGATACAATTCCTGGACGTGTAGCATTTCAGGCTGAAGAGACCAGAGGATTTATTGCTGGCAAATGGGACTTTGCTGATGATAAAGCTGATACAGCATTTGATGCAGCTATTGATGCTATCGAAGCTATTGCAGCATTAGGCTTTCCTGAGATTACAAGACCAACTGTTACGTGGGAAGACATTGTTATGGACTTCTCTATTGATGTAACTAAGCCACCACTCCCAACAATAGAATTCAATTGGCCAGATACAAGACCACAGTTAGGTACTATAATTCCTTATCCTACACTTGAGTTTCCTTTGAGTGAGTTTAATTCTCTTAACCTTGAGACCATTCAAGCTATAAGAGCTAAACTTACTGTGGGTGGTACAGGTCTTGGTACTGCTGCAGAGGCAGCATTGTGGGCAAGAATGAGAGCACGTAATGACCTTAAGAATGAAGCTGCTTATGCTGAGATAGAAAATTACTACGCATCCAGAGGATGGGATATACCACCTGGAGCATTATCTGGTAGGATTATGCAAATTCAAGCAGAAATTCTGAGAAGTGAAACAGACATGAATAACGATATGACTGTTGAGCAAGCTCGCTTGATGTTTGAGAATGAGAAGTTTGTTCTTGAGTTAGCACTTAAAACAGTTATTGACTACGAGAAGAACACTATCGAAATGGTAGCTGCACAGAATAAAGGTGTTGTTGATGTTTATGTCAGTTCGATGGAAGGATACAAGACTGACGTTCAAGCAGAAGCCACTCGAGTTGATGCTCTTGGAAAGATAACAGTTGCTTTACTTGAAGGCTATAAGACAGAGGTACAGGCAGCAGCAACACTGGTAGATGCTGAGGCTAAAGAGGTCGATGCCAAGGTTAAGATACAACTTGGCAAGGCCGAAGTGGAATTGAAGATTGCTGAGATTGATATGGAGATTGCTAAGTTTGTATGGGGTTCAGCAATAGAAGCCCAGAAAGCAATAGCAACTGTAGCTTCACAACTGGCTGCATCAGCAATGTCTGCAGTAAATGCCAGCGTAAGTTCAAGCTACGGTGCATCTTCAAGCGAGGCTCTTGGAGCCAGCGAAGATTTAACCAAGGGTACAATGACTACATCAACAAGCTACAACCACAATTTTGATGAGACAGGTTAAGGAGGTAAGACATGGCAGCGAGAGACCCTTATTCAGCATTTAGAGAAAGTGAGTACGCTCATGGTAGAGATGTAGCCAGGGAAAGGCATGGGCAAAGAACTGAACTTGCATCTATGATAGAGAGTATGCGAGGTCAGAATTCTGAGCGTGTAGCACAGATTGCTGCTGATGTTGGTATGGCTAATGTCGAGGCTCACAAACCATTGCTTGGTGCCCAAGCTAATGCTATCAATGAGATGACGCCCCTGAGAAAGAGAGCTGCTGAAGGTGAGATTGCAGGTCAAGATATTACTAACGAGAGTGCAAGATTTGACCTGTCAAAGAAGCCAATGATGTTTGATAAGGCTTTAGAAGGTCTTGAAATCGATGACGCTACAAGAAAAGCCATTCTTCTTTCTCATGCAAAAGGTATGGGAGAGGGAGAAGATGCTTGGCGTGGTGGTAAGATGCCTTCATTCCTTCGTAAGATATACGGAGAGGATTACGCAAAGCAGTTTGATAAAAGTCCTGAAGTTGCAGCAGCAACTGATACCGGTGTTGCTAAGCCATCATCTGATTGGCGTACATCAGGTTTTGGTAGAGCTGGTAGAGTAGCATTACCTATGATTGGTGCAGCAGCAGGTGGTCTAATAGCAGGTGGAACTACAATGGGTGCAGGTGCCATTCCAGGTGCAATGGGTGGTGGAGCTATCGGTGAGAACATAGCACAAATTCTGTATGGTGAAGATTTGAATGTTCCTCAGATAGCAATAGCTGGTTTGTCTGGTGGTATTGCTGGCAAGTATGGAACTAAGTATGCAAAGAAAGCACCAAACTATTCACCAGATAAACTTGATAAGTGGGCACAGAAGTCAGTTGATTGGTTTGGGAGGTAGAATATGGCAGCTTCTTACTTAGATAGCTTTATCGCAGATAGATTCAGTAATCGTCCTAATCTTACATTTGCAAGTGATACTGATTCTGAACGCTTAGCAAGAGAACGTATGCACTTCATGAGTGACCCTAACAAGGTTGAGAGTATTGTTTCTCACTTAATGAAGGGCCATCTTCCTGGCAGGGAATTAGAGAAACTTGGTATGAGTCCGCCACTTGCTAAGGTAGATAAAGCTATGCCTGGTAGTGACCCAAGAAAAGGAATGGGAACTCAGGTCATGGATGAGGCTCACTATGAAATAGCAGCTAATCCTAACAAGCATCCTATGGAAGTAATAAAGAATGTCTATGACAGGAACTTAGCTGCACGTAAGGAAGCTACATTCAAGTTCCTTGATGAAGAGCAGAAACCATTCCTTGGTATTCCATTTACAGGTAAAACTGTTGGTAAGGATGTTGGAAACATAGAAGGCTATGATAAGTATAGAGCTGAGAAAGATGAATACAACAGGACTCACTTTAATCTTGAAGAGTTCTCCAGTCCACAGTCTGCTGCCTTCATGGGTTCAGCCCTTGCCGGTATTGGTATGGCAGCTGAGAAGATGGGTGCAGGAAGTAAGGTAGCAAGGACTGTTTCAAGGTTCTTACCCACAGCATTCAAGAGTATTCCAAATCCTTTAGTTAGATTAGGTGTAACTGCGCTAGCTGCCATTCCCGAATTCTGGGCTTTCGAAGCAATCCACCAAGGTGTAACCAAAGCACCTGGTATTCAAGACCTTCCTGAGTTGCCCAAACAGGCACTTGGTATGGTGGCGGGAGGCTATGGAATGAGCAAAGTCTCAAAGGGAATCGCTAAACAAGTTGATTCCTGGGCTGCTAAGAAATGGGCAGCTACTGCAGCGACTGATAAGGTTGCAACCGACCCATCCCTCGAGAATGTATTAGGTGCTGCAGATGCTAATAAGAAAGTAGGTACTGCATTAGCTATACTTAAAAAGGAAGGTGGGCCTATTGAGGCAGGTCCTTCAAGTCTGGTTAAGGGACCTTTCAGTCCGTGGGAACCTAAGGTAGCTAAGCCAGGTGGAGCATTTACCGATGAACAACTTGATAGAATAACAAGAAGAATGTATGCAGGTGAAGATACTGCAGATGCTGTTGGTAATGTTATGAATCAGGATAACCTATTAAATGTTCTTGATAACCTTGCAGCTAAGAAAACATATGACAGTTTAATTACTGCAGCAGATGATACTGCCTTGTTACGAAGGAAGAATAGGTTGTTCAGAGAAGCTATTGCTGCAGGAAATAGTCCACAGGAAGCTGTATTGGCTACTCAAAGAGGTTTGGCTGCAGCAGAATTTGAAGAGCTTATAAAGCATACCAAAGGTGCAGTAAGACATTCTGATGAGATTGTTGCTGGTCTTAGAAATCTTGGTTACAAGGATACAAGTATTGTAACTATTCCTGAGCGTATGGGAAAAGCCCTTGTTAGAAGAGGGTCTACTAAATCAACACCAAGAGACCTAATTGACAAGGAACTTTCTACTGCTATTCATGGAGAGAGTGGAGATATTGTATCAGGCAATATAAAGATGACTGAGACACCTGCTCCTGTATACCATGGAACCTTTGAGAACTTTGGAGTGTTTGATAACTCTAAATTAGGTAGTTCATCAGGGGCTGAAAGTGCTAAGGAAGGATTCTTCTTTGCCACAAATAAGAATGTTGCTACTGGTTATGCTTCAACCGAACGTGCTGAACGTATGGGATTAAGTAATACTATTGACAAAGCAGAAAAAGAAATAAAGAAGATTACAGGTAAATCATCTGTATCAGTTACATCTGATATAGTAAACAATACTATAGATAAAAGTATAAAAGGAAAAGTAACGACGTTACTTAATAAAATAAGTAATGCGGAGGGAAGGCTACAAGAGATTGATGAGATTGGAGCATTCTCAGATGTTAAACAGGCAGCTAAAGCTAATGTTAAGGAAGCACAGTTAGAGATGAAGAATCCTCTTGTGCATGACATGGAAGGAAAAGAATTTTCTCCTACCTCTTACAAAGCTATTATACAAAAAGCAAAAGCTGCTGGACATGATAGTGTAATAATAAAAAATACTTATGACCCAGGTTCTGCTGCAGCACAAGCCGGAGAGAAAACTGATGTACACATTGTCTTCGATGCTAAACAGATAAAGACTGATGTGTTGGGAGAAACGTCAAAAATTGTCACTTCTGAGAAACCCAAAGCTTCGATGAAAGCAGTTAAGGCAGGGCCAGTAATCTTTGGAAAGGGAGAACCTGAAAAGATAGCATCTGAAGGTGAGTGGTATAATTGGTTTAAGAAAACAGCGGAAGAGAAGAAAGGTCTTCCGGATGTACTAAAAGAGAAATACACTATTGAAGAAC